CATTGACGCAGAGTACAACGCAACGCCTGGAGACTTTCTGGAGGCGCGGACGTTTAAGCTAGACACCAATCCCGTCACGCCGTTGCAGTTTGAGACCATTGACAGCCTAGATAACTTGCTGACAACATACACATCCAGCGGAAAACCTAAATTCTTTGGCGTTGTCGGGTCGCAGATTCGCGTTGTCCCAATCCCAGACTCTAGCTACACGGGCGAGTTGATCTACTACGCAAAACTCAGCAAGCTATCCACATCAAACACCACTAACTGGCTGCTTACCAAAGCACCTGACGTATACCTGTACGGTTCACTGCTCCAGGCCGCGCCTTACCTACAGGATGATGCAAGAATTCAAGTGTGGGCCGGCCTGTACAAAACTGGCATTGAGGAACTGCAAATTGCAGATGAGCGTGGTGCTACCAGTGGTGGCGTATTGAAGTCACGCGCAAGGTCTTTCGGTTAAAATTTTCCCATATCGGAGAACCCAAAATGCATTCTGAACGAGTCAATAGTAAAGATGAATCTAGTGTTTCAATATCACGTCAAACGTCTATGCAGGAAAGCATTGGGGCAACCGGTTTTTATGAGGTTACCTGTTTTGACCAAGACGGGAATATCAAGTGGGCTGAGTCAATCCCCAACCTAGTTGTAACCGTTGGAAAAACCAATTTATTAGATAACCAATTTGCTGGCAGCGCGTATACCGCAGCTTGGTTTATGGGATTGGTTGATGGAGCATCAACCCCCACATATTCCGCTGGTGACACTATGGCATCTCACGCAGGATGGACTGAAAGCGTTGCGTATTCAAATGCTACGCGCCCGTCTGTTAGTTGGAATGCTGCCTCTGCCGGTTCCAAGGCATCTACTGCAACGGCGTTCACTATCAACGCCACTGCAACCATTGCAGGCTGCTTTTTGAATACTGTGAGCACTAAAAGCGGAACCACGGGGACACTGTACTCTGCTGGTAGTTTCACGGCCGGTAACCGTGCTGTGCAGTCTGGTGACACATTAAACGTGACCTACACAGCATCGGTATAACCATGTGAACTGCAAAAGTAAAGGTTTGTTGCTATGGCACTTGTAATTGCTGATCGTGTCAAAGAGACAACCGTTACAACTGGCACTGGCACTGTCACTTTAGCTGGAGCAACGTCAGGATTCCAATCGTTTTCTGCGGTTGGTAATGGAAACTCAACCTACTACACAATTGCTGGACAAAGTAGTTCAGAGTGGGAAGTTGGAATTGGTACATATACATCATCTGGAACAACGCTTTCCCGTACCACGGTCTTGTCATCTAGCAATGCTGGCTCATTGGTATCATTCTCTGCTGGCACAAAAGATGTGTTTGTGACCTACCCTGCAAATAATTCAGTTACAGAAGGCAAATCTATCGTATTGGCGATGGTATTTGGAATCTAAAGGAATCGTATGGCAAACCCGAATATGGCCAACCTGTCCTCCATCCTTGGAGCGACTACCTACCTTGTGCCGACAACTACAACGGCAACCACATGGACTGCACTGACACCAGCAGCGGGCACAGTTAACAAGGTTGATACCATGATGGCAACTAACGTCACGGCAAGTGCTGCGACCATTACAGTGTCCATCAACAGCGCAATTAGCGGTGGCGGTACAGCGTACCGTCTAACATTTCAAACTAGCGTTCCGGGTAACTCTTCTTTGATTGTGGTTGACAAAAGTACTATGCTTTACGTCGGTGAGGCGCAGTCCATAGTGGTGACATCAGGCACTACCAACGCAATTGAAATGGTCTCTACCTACGAGGCTATTAGCTGATGAATCGTTACAAAGGTTCCATTCTGTCTGCTACGGCTGCGCCTACCAGCGGTTCTGCTGCGGTTGGAATATGGACGCAAACAGAAGCTATGCAAGCTAGGCAAGCAAGTTCTTGGCCCGGATATGCTCCTTCAGCCGTTGAATACCTTGTAGTTGCTGGCGGCGGTGGTGGAGGCGGGCAAGTTGGCGGTGGCGGTGGTGCTGGCGGTTATAGAACAGCAACTGGTTTTGCTGTTGCGTCTGGCACAGCTTTAACTGTTACCGTTGGCGGTGGAGGAACAGCGGGCGTTTACATAACCGGCGGCGGTGGGGGTGCAGCGTCTGTTGGCGGCGATGGAAACCCATCTGTTTTTTCGTCTATCACTTCTACTGGCGGCGGCGGTGCTGGGGGCTACCCACAAGCAAACGCAACTGGAAGGACTGGAGGTTCTGGCGGTGGCGGCGGTTCAAATACACAGGCTGGCGGCGCTGGAACAACAGGGCAAGGTTTTGCAGGTAGTCTTGGCCCATCTGCGTTAGCAGGTGGTAGCGGCGGCGGCGCTGGTGCAGTTGGAACTACAACGGCGGGCGGTATTGGCACGAGCAGCGCAATACTTCCTACGTTTTCTGGAACAGGAAATATTGCATCAACAACTGTTTTGACTGTCACGGCAATTACCACTGGTTCAATTGGGCCGGGTGTATTAGTTGCAACAGCTACCGGCATTCCAGCAAGTACATACATTACTGAACAGCTTTATGGCGCAACGGGGTCATCAATAGCAAACACCACACTAAGCGCCAACGCAACTGCGGTTCAAGCATCAGCGCAGCAAACAATTTCAGTAACTAGCGCAACAGGAATTGTAGTGGGTCAATTGGTAGCTGGCAATGGGGCGCAAGTTTTAAACAACAATACGCCAACCCCATCTGTAGGTATTCGTGCTGATACTTACGTTACTGCTATTGCTGGTACAACAATTACAATTAGCAACTCAGTATTAAGTACGATAGCCTCTGGAACTGCGGTGTATTTTTACACCCCCGGAGGAACTGGTGCGTACACAATGAGCGCCGCAGCCACAGCTACAACTACCGGCGTTGCGCTGACAAGTTCTGGGCAATACTTTGCTGGCGGCGGCGCTGGTGTTTCTACCTCTACCACAGCAACCGACTTTTACCCGGGGGGCGCAGGCGGCGGCGGTGGTGGCGGTAACAATGCAAGCTCAACCACAAAACTTGTTGGTCAAAGCGGAGGTGCAAATACTGGAGGCGGTGCTGGTGGTAGCCGCGATTCCAATGGCGGTACAGGTGGTTCAGGTATTGTCGTTATTCGTTATGCAGACTCTTACCCTTTAGCCGCTTCCACAACAGGTTCTCCAACAGTTACGACTGCCGGTGGCTACCGGGTGTATAAATTTACTGGTAACGGGTCAATCACGTTCTAATCATGGCACATTTTGCAAAACTTGACGAAAACAATGTAGTGCTGGAAGTGAATTGCGTCCATAACAACGAACTGTTGGTAAACGGCGTTGAGATGGAAGCCAAAGGTATTGCATTTTTAGTTCAGTGGAGTAATGGCTATCCTTTTTGGAAACAAACCTCCTTCAATGGAAGCCGCCGCAAAAACTACGCTGGCATCGGATATACCTACGACTCCCAAAGGGATGCGTTTATACCGCCAAAGCCATACAATAGCTGGACGCTGAATGAGGATACCTGCCTATGGCAACCGCCAACGCCTATGCCTACAGACGGCAATATGTATGATTGGGACGAGGCAACATTGTCTTGGACATTGATAGAATAGGTGTGAAATGTTTGGAATCTCAGCGATTGGCCAGGCTCCATTCAGTTCGCTGGGTAGTTCAATTTATGCCGTATCTATAGGAGAAGGTGGATACGGTAAAGGTTTCTATGGATTGGGTCTATACGGATATTCTGGTGCTGTAGATTCAATCATCTCTGGATTTGATTTTCCGGTCAGCATATCTGAGTCTGTATCTGCGTCTGACTTGCAGAATTATGCGCTGACAGTAGGAGCGTCAATTATTGAGTCAGGATCAGCATCCGATTCGTTGTCTTATGTTGTTGACCTAATAGCATCAATAATTGAATCTGGCACTGCAACTGAATCAATTGAACAAAACATTGTCGCAGTGGCTTTTGCCTCTGAATCAGGTTCTGCATCAGATTCTCAGACTTCTTTCTTTGTAGTTGTAGCATCTATATCCGAGTCAGGATCAGCATCAGATTCATCTGTCTCACTGATGATTATGGAGGCTCCTATTGCTGAAGGCGTAAGCGTGCAAGACGCTATGACGGCTGCGCTTGAGGCTATGGCGTTTGGATCCGATACGTTGGTGGCAGTTGATGATTTGACTGGTGGCCTGGAATACATTGCAGCAATTGCTGAGTACCTTGATGCAATGGACTTCATCACTCAGCGACTCAAGTGGGAGCCAGAACCAATCAATCCAGACACGTGGACAGACTCTGGGACATCAACCACGTCATGGACTACGCAGTCCCCAAATACAGGTAGCTGGACTATAATTTCCGACAACACCAACCCTTGGACATCTGTAAGCGGAACGTCTAAGGATTGGACAACCCAATGAGGTAATCATGGCTGATACGACCACCACAAATCTACTTCTTACCAAGCCAGAGGTCGGAGCCTCAACTGACACTTGGGGTACGAAGATAAATACGGACATGGGGTTAATTGACTCAGTGTTTGATGCGGCTGGAACTGGAACTAGCGTTGGTCTCAATGTGGGGGCAGGCAAGACGCTGGCGGTGGCCGGTGCGCTTACTGCTACAGGCGTTACAACGCTGACTGTCCCAATCATTGACAACCCGAAACTCGGGTATGCGACTACGGCGACTGCGGCAGGCACTACAACTCTGACCGTCACAAGCGCCAACCAGCAGTTTTTCACGGGAACCACCACCCAGACTGTAGTGCTGCCTGTCACGTCAACTCTTGCACTTGGCATGAGTTACTTCATTAGGAATAACTCTACTGGTGCTGTAACTGTTCAATCATCTGGCGCTAACACGGTCCTGGTTGTTGCAGCAGGAAAGTACGTTACGTTTACTTGTATTTTGATTACAGGTACAACGGCAGCATCTTGGGATTATCAAGAGGTGCCGTCAGCTACACAAATTAGAGCAATTTCTGCATCAGTTGCTTCAAGTGCGTTGACTATTTCTGCGTCCGCATTGACTCTAGATTTTCGTTCTACTACGCTTACCAGCGGGACTGTTACCACAGTGTCTGGAACACCCGCTAACTTGGTAATTTCAAGTGGATCAACTCTTGGAACGGTATCGGCGCAGCAATCCCGTATTGTGGTAATTGCGCTGAATAACGCAGGCACAATTGAACTAGCAGCGGTCAACATCTCTGGCGGCACTCAACTTGATGAAACAAACCTGATTAGCACCACTGCTGAAGGCGGCGTGGGTGCGGCTGACAGTGCAAGCGTAATCTACTCTACCACCGCCCGTACATCACTTGCTTATCGTGTGATTGGCTACATTGAATCCACCCAAGCAGCCGCAGGAACTTGGGCCACTACACCATCTACCATTCAAGGACAAGGTGGTCAGGCATTAGCCTCAATGAGTTCGCTTGGATATAGCCAAACTTGGAATAACGAAAGCACTACAGCTTATGGAACAACCTATTACAACACTAGCGGGAAAACGCAGTATTTAATATTAATTTGTAGAATTGCATCAGGTTCGTCTCCAGTTTTTACTGTAAACGGAGTAACTGTGGCAAATGGTTCTGGTGGACTTCTCAATCAAGCACTTACTTACTCATTACCACTGCCTCCCAATTGTTCATGGTCTTGGTCAGGTGGTGGTACTGCAGTATTGCTTTCTGCTTATATTTTGCGTTAAGGGTTAAAAATGCCACACTATAAAGACAGCCAAAACAAATTGCATTGGCTTGATTCAACCGAGTACGAGTCTTACTTACCCGTTGGTTGCGTTCAGATTGCGGATGAAGAAGCATCCGCAATTCGTGCTGCTGAACAATCTGCTGCAGCAGCCGCGCTGACCTACGCACAGAAACGTACTGCTGAGTACCCACCCATGACCGACTACCTTGACGGCGTTGTGAAGGGCGACCAAGCGCAGATTGACAAGTACATAGCTGACTGCCAAGCAGTCAAAGCCAAATATCCCAAGGGCTAATCATGGAATTCCAGCCAATGTTTAATTTCATCGGAGGCGCGATCCTGGTCGCGGTTGGCTGGTGGTGCAAAGAGATATGGGACTCGGTCAAGACGCTTAAAGAAGACATCAAGCATATTGAGATTGATCTTCCAAAGAACTACGTTAGTAAGGCAGACATTGAGAGCCGACTAGACAAGATTGACGCTACCCTAGAGCGCATCTTTGACAAGCTGGAGAACAAGGCCGACAAGTGATCGACCAACTTGTCTCAGCGGAAAGCCCGTGGCCCAACACTGAAACAAAGACCGTTTTGGTTTGTCGTATTCCTAAAAAAGATGAGGACAAAAAGATGGGTGCAAACGAATTCGTGGACAAAGATGGACGCATCTGCCGGTGGGCGGTAGTGAACAAAAAATGATTGACCCATTCACGGCATTTGCTATGGCGCAAGGTGCTGTAGCTGGCATAAAAAAGCGGTCGCTCTTGGTAAAGACATCCACAGCCTCTATAAAGAATTCAGCAGTTTTTATCAAGCAGCGGATACAGTTCACCTAGCAAGCAGCAAGGCGCGGATTGCAAGCATAGGGAAGACAGATGCACAGATAAGTTCTCAGGCTCTCCAGATTGCAATGGCCTCCAAAGCATTGCGAGAGCATGAGAAGGAACTGAAGGACATTCTTTTCTACTCAGGCAATGCGCCAGTGTGGGAAGAGATGATGGCAGAGCGCACTAGGATGATTAAGGAACGCAATACGCTGGAAAGAGAAGACGCGGAGCGTAAGCAGAAGGACAAAGAGATGAAGGTAACAATTATTATGAACACACTGTGGATTACCGGTGCGTCCGCTATCATTGTTCCATTGGTTAGCGTTGCATTTCACGTTAT